CTAAATGCCCTCTAATATCTTAGGGGGCATACCTTTAAAAAAATACTAGACCTATTGGCTTTCATAGGTTAATATGATATTAGTTTTAATTATGCCAATACCAAAACCAAGTGGCTCTGAAACTGAAAGTGAATTTATGTCTCGTTGCATGGATGATGCAACAATGAGAAGCGAATATGACAGAGGTCAAAGAACTGCTATATGCATAGCAAGTTTTAGAGATGCAAAAAAGGGAGAACAAATGACCGATGTCATAGAAAATTTAGAATCTAACGAAGTTAAATATTATGATGCCAACTGTGAATGGAAAGTTTATCATGATGATGAAGATGAAGAAAATGGAAAGTTTGCTGGATATGCTTCAATATTTGGAAATAAAGATTTAGGTAATGATGTTGTGGACAAGGGGGCGTTCACTTCTTCACTTCGCAAAAAAAGTCCAAAGCAAATTAAAATGTTATTTATGCACAAAACTGATGAGCCTATTGGTGTGTTTGAAAAAATGGAAGAAGATGAAAAAGGTTTAAAAGTAGAGGGAAGATTAGCATTAGGCACTCAAAGAGGCAAAGAAGTTTATGAGTTAATGAAAATGGGTGCGATTGATGGATTATCAATTGGATACAAAGTAGATGCAAAAGGGTACAACTATGATGATGATGGAAAGAAAAGACATCTTAAAAATGTTGACCTTATGGAGATTTCAGCAGTAACCTTTCCAATGAATCCGAAAGCTAGAATTCGGAAAGTTAAAGGTGCTGATACCACGATTCGTGAATGGGAGGATATCCTACGAGATGTAGGTTTGTCCAGAAACGAATCAAAAATGGGTGCAAAAGCACTGACCAAGGCACTAGCACAACGAGAGGTTGATGATGTGATGCCAGACTTAATACAATCAATAAATAACTTAACTAAAATAATAAAGGAGTAATTATGTCAGAAGTTGACCATAATTTAGTTAAGTCAGCGATTGAGGAACAAGGTAAGGCATTTGAAGAGTTCAAAGCAACCAATGACCAAAGGATTGCTGATTTAGAAAAAAAAGGTTCTACTGACCCACTTGTTGAGGAAAAGTTAGCAAAGATTGAAAAATCTCTTGATGCACAAGAAGATGTGAATCAAAAGGTAACACTTGCTATGAAACAACAAGAACAAGTTGAAGAAAAACTTGCTACTTTTGAGTCTATGATTAAAAGACCAAATGTAGATGGGAGTCCAGAACAAGTAGAAAAAAAGATTGCTATCTTTGATAGATGGCTAAGAAAAGGTAAAGAAAGCCTGTCACCAGAAGAAGTCAAAGCATTGACTGTTTCTGATGATACACAAGCTGGTTTTCTTGCACCACCAGAGTACATGAGAGAACTGTTAAAAACTCTAACAGAAATCTCTCCAGTTCGTTCTCTTGCTAGAGTGAGAGCAACTTCTCAAAGAAGTGTTCAAGTTCCTGTAAGAAGTGCAACATTTTCTGCACAATGGACTGCGGAAACTGGTACAAGAAGTGAAACAACTGGTTATACTACTCAATTGGAAGAAATTCCATGCCACGAGCAGTATGCACTAATTGACATTTCAGAACAAGAACTAGAAGATTCTGTCTTTGATCTTGAGTCAGAAATGCAACAGGAATTTGCTACACAGTTTGCAAAAGCTGAAGGAAATGCAATGACTGTTGGTGATAAGATTAACAAGCCAGAAGGATTCACAACAAATGTAGGTGGATCAACTGCTGGAGGTAGTGCAGTTGTAACAGCCGACACTTTGTTGGATTTAGTTCATTCATTAAAAACCCCATATAACCAAAATGCTACTTTAGTATTTAACAGAAACACTTTAGCAAAAATAAGACAGCTAAAGGACTCTGCTGGTCAGTATGTATTCCAACCTGGAATGATGCTTACTGCAGGAACACCAAACACTATTTTAGGTTACCCATATGTGGAAATGCCTGATATGGCTGATATTGGTTCAAGTGCAGTATGTGTTGTGTTTGGAGATTTCCGAGCCGCATATATGGTAGTAGATAGAGTTAATCTGTCAATACTTCGTGATCCATTCACTCAAGCTACTTCTGGTAATGTAAGATATGTTGCTAGAAAAAGAGTTGGTGGACAAGTTGTGTTAACAGAAGCATTAAGAAGTTATGTACCAAGCTAAAGGAAGGAGAAAACTATGAATTTTGATTTAGCAAATAATACAGCAGTTGCCCTTTCTTATAAACCTACAGTCACAACAGCCGCCGCTAATGGCACTGGTGTTGACTTGCAAGGTTACAAAAGTGCAACTTTAGTCGCTTTCATTGGTGCAGAAGGAGATACACTTTCTTCATCTGTTCACTTTGAAATTTCATTAGAGCATTCTGATGATAACTCAACATTTACTGATGTAACACAATCAGATATTACCAATGGCACAATTGCCGCAGATGGTATCTGGTTGAAAATTGATGGTACTGGCACTGCTGGTACGTCTGGTAATCCAGATTCTACTGGGACTGTTACACAAGTTGGTTATGTTGGTGGTAAAAGATATATTAGAGGTGTGATTGCAAAAACAGGCACTCATTCTAATGGAACACCAATCGGACTAATGGTTGTTAAAGGTAATGCTCTACATTCATCTGATAACACTATTACCGCACACAATGTATAATAGACGAAGATATGAGGGGATTAATTTCCCCTCTTTCTTTTAAGGAGATAAAATGCCAGTAAAAATGATTCATAAAACAATAGGAATTAATGATCCTTTAGGTGTTACAACTAGAACTTATGAGGTAGATGAGGTTATTGAAGATAATCCAGAATGGCTCAAAAAGGTTGGAGAGAAGTTTGTTGAACATGGTCATGCTATGTATATTGATGCAGAAGTTGTTGTCCCAATGACTAAGGACTACGATTCACTGCCTTCTGATGTAGAGCCTAAAGAAAAACCAAAAAAGAAAAAATTATCACTTTTCAGTAAAAAAAAATAGGAGTTAATAATGTCAAGAGGACTTTCTTCAGATTTCTTGACACAACTATCATCACAATCACTAAAACCATTTTATGCAATCAAAGCAGAATTTTTAGAAGGAGATGTTAGATTGTGGACTGGTGTAGGTGAGGTCACAATAAATTCAGAAGTATATACAGGTGGCGGCACGCTGATGAGTATAGGTGTTGTTGAAGAAACAGCAGAAATAAAAGCAGTTGGTCTTACAATTACAATAAATGGGCTTGATACAAGTATCTTGCCAATAGCATTAGCATCAAATTATCAAAATAGAAAATTTACTTGTTTTCTTGGAATGTTAGATGAAACTAACCAAATAATACCAAGTGTCTACCAATTATTTGAGGGCAGAATGGATTCAATGACAATTAATGACTCTGCTGATGATATAGCTATAGCATTAAGCGTTGAATCAAGATTGATAGATTTAGAAAAACCAAATGAAACAAGATTTACAAGTGAAGAACAAAAAAGACTTTTTCCAGATGACAAGGGTTTAGATTTTGTAACTGACCTTCAAGATAAAGATATCAACTGGGGTGGTAGCTGATAATGAGAGTGCCAAACTGGGAAAGTAAACTAGCAACTTATTTAGACGAATGCAGAAATAAAATATTTATATATGGTGAAGATGCAAAAGATGGCAAAACCTTTGATTGTTGTTCTTTTTCTATTGGGGCAGAAAAAGTTATGTATGGTAAGACACAATTTCCAGAATATGTAGATGCATATAAATCACTTAAAGAAGGGAAGGCATTACTTAAAAAACTAGGATATAGAAACTGGATTACTGCTGTTGATAAAAAACTGATAAAAATCAATCCAAAATTAGCACAAAGAGGGGATTTAGTTTCTTGTAAATGTAAAAATAGTTTTATTTTAGGAATATGTGTAGGTAAAGATGGTGTTTTTGTGGGTGAAGATTATAGGAAGTCAAGTTTGGTGTTTATTTCTATGGAATTAATGAAGTATGCATGGAGATTTGATTAATGTCTAAAGGTTTTGGTTTCTTTGCAAAAGCAGTTGTTGCAACAGTTGCAGGATTTATAACTGGAGGAGGGTCATTTGCTTTAGGTGCATTTGCCACAAGATTGGCAACAAATATTATTATTGGTGGCATTCTTAGTGTTGCCACTAGAGCCTTAACACCAAAACCAAAAATTCCAAATCTTCAACCCAATTTTTCCTCTTTTGGTGAATCAGCACAAGGAAGACTTGTAAATGTCAAACAAGCAATTATGACAAGACAAGTTGTTTATGGAGAAAGAAGGATTGCTGGTAATTTAATATATGCTGAAACAACAGGAAGTAAAAATAAATTTCTTCATTTAATTTATGCTGTCGCAGGACACGAAATTGATTCCTTTGTAAAATTTCAAATAAATGAAGATGTTGTAACATTAGATGATTTAAATGATGATGGTGAAGTAATTAGAGATAATAATAGTGACTTAGGAAAATATGATAAGGCTGGAAAAAAGTTTGTAAGATTTAAATATCATACTGGTTCAGATACACAACAAGCTGATGAAACCTTAGTTGAAGAATCCGATGATTTATGGACAGCAGAACACAAACTACAAGGGATTGCATATGTTTATGTAAGGCTTCTATTTAGCACAAAAGCATTTCCAAATGGTATTCCAAATATATCTGCTTACATAAGAGGTAAGAAAGTTTTTGACCCAAGAACATCTACCACTGCATACTCTGCAAATTCTGCATTATGTATAAGAGATTTTTTAACAAACACCAGATATGGTTTGGGTGCAAATTCTACAGAGATAAATGATACAGTATTTTCAAGTGCCGCCAACTCTTGTGATGAAGTTGTTACATTAGCAACACCTACAGAGCAAACTTTTAATACAAAAGATGATATAGACAATGATGATGAAGAAATCACAATCAACGCTCACCCATATGCTACAGGTGACTCTGTTGTGTATTCAAATAAAGATGGCACTAACTTATCTGGTCTTACAAATGGTACAACCTATTACATTATAAAAGTAAATGCTAATAAAATAAAATTAGCAACCTCATCAACAAATGCTTATGCTGGTACTGCAATAGATATTACTGCATCTACAGAAGATGAGGGAGAAACACAAGCATTACAAACCTTAACAGAAAAAAGATACGAATGTAATGGAATAGTTGATACAGGACAAACACCAGCTAGAATTTTAGAAGATATGACTTCATCTTGTATTGGTCTAGTAAACTATAGTGGAGGTAAATGGGCTATAAAAGTTGGTGTTTATAACACACCATCTGTCACTTTAGGTGATGATGATTTAAGAGGTGCTATACAAGTTACTACAAGAAACTCAAGAAGAGATAGTTTCAATGCAATCAAAGGGGTTTTTTCAAATCCTGCCGAAAAGTTTCAGCCACAAGATTTTCCACCTATTACTTCATCAACATTTGAAACAGAAGATAATTCAGAAAGAATTTTTTCAGATATAGAATTACCATTTACTACATCATCAGCAATGGCACAAAGAATTGCAAAAATTATACTCTACCGAAACAGAGAACAAATTACTATTAACTTTCCTGCAAAACTAACAGGATTCAATGTAGAAGTTGGCGATACGATTTATATTAATAATACTAGACTTGGATTTTCATCTAAGCCATTTGAAGTATCCTCTTGGAAGTTTGCAACAGAAACAGATGGTACATTAGGGATAGATTTATCACTGAGAGAAATATCATCAACTGTTTATGATTGGAATGCAGAAGAACAAGATATAATATCAAACAATACTGTACTACCAGATGTATTTAATATTGACCCACCTGGTATAACAGCAAGTGATACTCTTACAACTTTTAACCAAGAAGCAATAACAACACTTGTTGCAGAAGTTACATCATCTGACGAATTTGTAGACAATTTTGAGGTAGAAGCAAAACAAGCAACTTTAGATGATTCTTTTTATGTCAATATGGGAAGAGCAAGTGGAAGTAGATTTGAACTTACAAATGTAAAAGATGGAGTTATTTATGATGTAAGAGCAAGAGCAATCACTTCATTAGGTTCATCATCAGAGTTTAATAGTGTGCAACATCAAATTGTAGGTAAATCTGCTCAACCATCAGATGTTACAGGATTTTCAGTCAATGTTATTGGGTCAGAAGCTCATCTTACATGGACACCAGTCTCTGATGCTGATTTATCACATTATAAAATAAGACATTCTGATTCAACAAGTGGTGCAACTTATCAAAATGCTATTGATTTAGTACCAAAGGTTGCAAGACCTGCTCAAAGTGTTACTGTTCCAGCACTAACAGGAACATATTTTTGTAAAGCTGTAGATAAGTTAGGTTTGTTATCAGAAACACCAGCGTCATCAGTAGTACAGATAGATAATATTAAATTTCTTAATGATGTTAGCACAGTTACAGAAAACCCAACTTTTGGAGGTACAAAAACAAATGTAGTCAAAACATCTTCAAATACGTTAATTTTAGATACAACAGCATTATTTGACAGTGCAAGTGGTAATTTTGATGATGCAGTAGGATTGTTTGATGGAGGTGGTGGAACATTAGCAACTTCTGGTACTTATGAATTTGCTACTAAAACTGATCTAGGTGCTAAATTTACTGCTAGACTAACACCAACAATTACTGTAGGTAGATTAGACTATGTATCACTTTTTGATGATGCTAGTGGCTTATTTGACGCTAGAGAGGGTAATTTTGATGGAGATGTTACTGCATTTGATACAACAAATGTAGAGTTTGAAATTGCTTCAACTGACGATGACCCCAACAGTGGCAGTCCAACATTTACAGCATTTAGAAAGTTTATCGTTGGTGATTATACTGCAAGAGGTTTTAAGTATAGAATTAATATGACAACATCTGATACTCAGGCTACACCAGAGGTTTCAGCATTAGCAATAAAAGTATCAATGCCAGACAGAACAATAGCTGAAAGCAATATTTCAAGCACAACTAATACTTCAGGGAAAACAATAACATTTAGTCCTGCATTTAAAGTTCTCCAAGGATTAAGTATTTCTGCTACCAACTTGGCAAGTGGAGATTTCTATGCTATTACTAGTAAAAGTGAAAATGGATTTACAATTGAATTTTTTAACAGTAGCAGTGCAACAGTAGATAGAGAATTTGATTATGTTGCACGAGGTTTTGGAGAAGCAAGTTAAGGAGATAAAATGAGTCAAAATGATTTTACAATTGCAAACCAAGGTTTTCCTGCATTTAGGTCAGATTTAAATGGAGCATTGCAAGCACTTGCATCAACATCAAGTGGGACTTCTGCACCATCAACTACCTTTGCATATCAACTTTGGATAGACACAACGACAACTACAGGTAATATTTTTTATATACGTAATGCCGCCAATGATGGAAATATTGAGATTGGTAGAATAAATCAAACCTCTGGTAAATTTATATTTTCAGAAACAGCACAGTTTGAAGATGGTTCTGCTGGAGCACCAAGTATATCGTTCATATCAGATACCGATACAGGATTTTATAGACAAGGTGCAAATAGGTTTGATGGTGTTGCTGGAGGATCAATTGGAATATCATTATCTGCGTCTGGGTTTGTGGTTAACGAAAACTCAGAAGATGCAATGGACTTTAGAGTGGAATCAACAAGTGATACACACAAACTATTTATTGACTCATCAACAGATCAAATACTAATTCACGATGATACATCTGTGACAATTGGTGGTGTAATAAGTGAGTTTCAAGTTAATGCTGTGGATTCAGCACAAGGAACAAGTGGTTTTACACGATTTAGTGCAGATGCAAGTGGACATTCTCTTGCACTTGGTAAATCAAGAGGAGCAACAGTTGGTACGATGACAGTTGTGCAAGACAATGATGTTTTAGGTTCAGTTGATTTCTATGGTGCCGATGGTACAGATATGGCAACAAAAGGTGCATCTATATCTGCAAGAGTAAATGGAACTCCTGGTTCAAATGATTTGCCAACAGAATTAGTATTTTCAACAACAGCAGATGCTGGTAGTAGTGTCACAGAACGATTAACAATATCGCAAAATGGACATATTGCTACAGTTGGTGGAAATGCATCCACATCTTCAACACCAGTAACAAGGACTGGACTTTCTGGTGCAGTTGCAATTGATTTTGCAACAGGAGACAATCAACATCTAACTTTAAGTGGTGATGTAAGTGCCTTGACTGCAAGTAATGAGACAGCAGGTCAATCAGGAGTTATTGTGATTACACACAGTGGGGGGGGTCGTACTGTTGCTTTAGATGCTAGTGATTATGAAGTTGCTGGAGGAGGTGGTTCTCCCACAATAAGTTTATCAAGTACTGATGGTGCTGTTGATGTTGTTCCTTATTATGTAAGGGCAAGTGGAAATGTCGTATTAGGTACACCATTATTAGCAGTAGGCTAAATGTTTAATAAGCCATTAATATTGTCTGGAGGTGCTGGAGTAACACCAGTTTATAAAATAGACCAATCAATAAGATTTAATGATGATGATACTGCTTATATGCATAGAACTCCAAGCAGTAGTGGAAATAGAGATAAATGGACTTGGAGTTCTTGGATAAAAAGAGGTAACCTAACTGATGCTAATGCTACATTATTTCAAGCTGGTGATGATAGTCAATCAGCTAATTATACCACAATACTATTTAATGGAAATTCTGGAGGTGAGCCTACTTTGAAATTTAACTCTGTAATAGGAAGTGCAACAAAATTAAATTTAGCAACAACTCAATATTTTAGAGATGTTTCCGCTTGGTATCATATAGTTTGTGTTTATGACTCTGGTAATGATGTATCATCTGAAAGGGCAAGAATATATATAAATGGAACTAGAGTTACAGATTTCGGTACAGAAACCTATCCAGATCAAAATCAAGACAGTATGACAAACCATACTGTTAAACAGTCAATAGGAAGAAGAAATCAAGACACTTCAAGATATATGGATGGTTATATGGCAGAAATACATCTATTAGACGGCTATGCTTATGACCCTAGTTTCTTTGGCGAGTTTAATAATTCAGGAATCTGGATACCCAAAAATTACAATGGCAGTTATGGGACAAATGGATTTTATATAAAAGGGCAATTTGCTGGTGCAACAAATGCAATAACAGCATTAGGTGATATACAGCACTCAACTGCACAAAACAAAATAGGAAGTTCTTCAATATTATTTGATGGTAATGGTGATTTACTAGAAGTAGGTGGTTCATCAAATTGGTATGACTTTGGAGCAGATGGCAACCCTTGGACAATGGAAGCCTTTATAAGATTTGACAGTGTAAGTATTACTCAAAACATATTTTGGCAAAACAATACCTTTATTGGTATTTCTTATGTAACAGGTAGTGGTATCAAAGTTCAACTCAATAATGGTGGAATTAATTTTACAGCATCTTTTAGTCCATCTATAAATACTTGGTATCATCTTGCAGTTGTTAGGCAAACAAATAACACTACAACAGTTTATATTGATGGCACTTCAATAGGAAGTGGAACAATTTCTGGGGGAAGTACTGCATCATATAAAGTTGAAATTGGTGCTAGATCACCTTCAACAAATGAATTTGACGGCTATATGGATGAAATTAGAATATCCTCTGTTGCTAGATTTACTTCATCATTTACACCCACAACAACAGAATATACAGCAGATGGAGATACTTTAGCCCTGATTCATTCAAACACAACAAATGGTTCTACTGTATTTAAAAATGATGTAGGTTTTGGTAATGACAGTTCTGGCAATCAAAACAATCTTGTAACAAGTGGTCTCCAAGTCCATGACCAAGTTAGTGACTCACCTACAAATAATTTTCCAACTTTCAATTCTATTTATGCAGATTCAACTGGTATAAATAATGTAACTCTAGCAAATGGAAATTTACAAGGAACAGGAACAAGTGGTCAGTTTGACCATAAAACAGCAACATTTAATTTACCAAAATCAGGTAAGTGGTATTTTGAATATTATCTTGGTGGCTTATATACAGGTTTTGGAATATGTATAGTTGGTCAAGAAGGAAGTATAACAGGAGGTTATGGGTTTGGTGCTTTGTCCACATCACAAGGATTTGGTTTTCAAAATAGTATTATTTATAATGGTAACAGTGTTACTACTAACTTTGGAACAGGAAATCTCAGTGCTGGTACAATTTTAAACTGTGCTTTTGATGTAGATAATGATA